CCTCGCGCGTACCCGCAGGGCATCTTGGCCAGAGGACCCGCTTGAGAGCAATTGTGCGACGTTTTGAGTGGGGAATGGGTGTCCGCATAGGTGCCAGGTCATATTTGCGCAAACCGCGCTTAAAACGGCCTAAAAACGGACCCTTTTTAGAGCCGCTCATTGCCGTAATATCCGACGGGCCTAGGGGGTAGCGCGATTGATTTAGGCATTGTAAGGCGATATTTGCGCGGCGCGATTTTAGCCTGGCAAGCGGGCGGGCAATCGGACAGCAAAAAGCCCGCGCAAATGGCGGGCGGGCGGGCGGACTGGCAAGCGCGCAGCAAAAAGCCCGCGCAATGGCGGGCTTGATGTTAGGTTATGGCGGCGCGCTTAAATTAGCGCCATGATTGCTATCATGATTGCAATTCCGCAAAGGTTACAGGTTTTTTCCATTATGCAAATTCTTTCTGCAATAGCTCTGGCATATAGCGCGCAGCGCAATCGCTTATGGCGTCCCATGTTATGTAATGGCAACCGATTGTCACGTTGCCACTTGGATCAATCTCGTTAAGATTGTAATGACCAATTTTCAATCCGCCCTTATATCCCTCATTGTCATTGCGGCAATGCTGCGCAAATTTGAAAAGGCGCATTGCATCTTTTAAAGGTACGCGGGCGCCGCCACTTGTTTCCACATTGTCATTATGCACGCGGCAAATAATATCGCGCCCGCTTATCGAGTGAATTTCACGCGCGTGAAAGCGGCTCTCTTTCTCTTTCCTGGTCATATCTTGAAAGCGCTTAACCTCTGCGCAGGCGACGGCATAGATTGGATCAATATATCTTTCGATTGCCAATTGAGCGTTATTATATGCCGCCTCTAATTTTCTTTGCATTGCTTTGGTCATAAATTCACGATTGCCCGCATTTATTGCAACGCGCGCTCTGCGCAGGTCCGCCATTCTACTTTCACAAGCGGCCCTCACTCTTATTGCAATATATTCCAAATCTTTCCCGCCATGCACGTCGCGCTTTAAATTGCGCCGCATTTTGGCAATTTCCAAAGCATATTCCCGCGCCTTTGCGAATTTAGCGCCGCGCGTAAATTGAGATAAATCAAACTCAATTGCCGCAATCAAACGTGCTTTGCGTTCTTTCTTATCTTGCTGCAATGCGCCTTTGATAGCATCTGTTTTCCTGCCCGCTATATCTTGCCACGCAAAGCGCGCCGCCCTTTCATGCAATTCAATTTCGCCTTGCCAATATTCTTTCATCCAATCAGAGCGCGCCCGATTTAATTTTTCCTGCGCGTTCTGAATTTCCCGCGCCATGCCTTTGCAATATGCGGCCGCTTGCTTTGGTAAATCTTGCTTATGATATTTGTCGCCTTGCTTTGCGCGCTCTTTGATCCAAAGCAATTCTTGAACAACGCGCAGCGCGGGCAATTCTATGCAATCCCTATGGCGCAACGCGCTGCGCGCTTGGCTAACATGCTTTGACGTGGTCACGCTATAGCTATCGCGGGTAAATAGATATTTGCCGCCATATTCCAAGGCGATTGGAAAATGCTTTCCATATGAATAGAGAACGCCATTCTCAAAATATACGTTGCCGTTCGCAGAGCGGCCGTATTTTTGCGCGCCGCTTGCATAGATATGGAATAACTCTTGATTGCTAAAAACTGTTTTCATTGCCTTACCCTTTCGCTTGAATTTGGATTGCTTTCCGTAGGCGCTGCGCTAATTCCGCGCGCTGCAAATAGAAAACCAAAGTTTCAACGTCATTATAGTCGCACTCACCATGCGCGCTTATTTCAATATCGCTTTCGATACATTGCAGCGCCATTTTCGCTTGCTCTATAGTTAAACTTACCATTTTCTTTCCTTTCCTAGTTTACGATTGATTGCGATTGAATTTGTGCAGCGTCGCAAAGCGCGCTTGATGACGATTGAAAATAATATCCAACCTCAAGCCAATTGTTAAAAACGCCATAGCCGCATGTATCGGTCCAGAATTCGGTTGCCATAAGCGCGGGCGCATAAAACACAAGCGCGGCGAATAACATAACGCCAAAAATTCCGGTCACGAATTCGCCTGCTATTTTATAGTGGCAATCAATTGCGCCAATCTCTTTTAAAACGGGGTATGTTCTGCACTCTTTACACATTGTTTTTTTCCTCATGTTATCGCGGCCAATCAAACCGCCTATCACCTCAATATATTCAAAGCATATACCTGGCAAGTAAAAAATGCACCAATTGCCATTTTTTATCAATTAAATCAGTCCGCCAAAATGCTGCGACGCGGCGTCAAAATCATGCCGCAGCGCAGCGAGCAGGCAGGAAAACGCCACCGAAAACGCACAAAACCATGACCGAGGGAAAAGCTCACCCCACCGTGGAAAAAGCTCACCAGTGGAAAAGCTCACCCCACCGTGGGAAAAGTTCACCGAGGGAAAAGTTCAGCCGCGAATTTTCGCGGTGCGCAGCGCGCCGACAAAAGATTTGCGGAAAAGTGTGGGGAAAGTTCGCGCGATGCCGCGCTTGGCCGCTGGCAGGGGATCATAGACGCGATTAATCTTTGCGCTTGGTGCCAAAGTATAAAGCGCCTTCACCTTTGCATTCTTCTTTTTGCCAGTGCGCTCCATAATCATGCTATTGCCAGTGCGCTTGCTGGTTCCAATAAATGTATTCTTGCGGGCTAAAATTTGCTTTGGCTTTGACGCCTTTGTCATCGCGCCTTCCATCGAGCCAGACCGCCGCCTGGTCAGCTTCGCACCAGTGACCGGAATGGCCAGCTTTGTGCGCCCAGATGTCTTTATCCCACCTTTGACATGCCGCTTCATGAACTGCGTGCCAGCTCTGGTCTTCTTTGTGCCTTGGGGTGCGCCAGCAAACCCACTTGCCGTTGTTCCCGTCGGCACTGGGTCATCAACAGGCTGAATGGACGCCACAGCCACCCCTGTGCGCTTGGCAAACGATGCGTTGGCGCCGTACACCCGGTGAACCGCCATGATGAAAGATAAGTTTCGCGCCTCAAATGTGCGCATGTATTCGCGGGTGATGTCCTCGTTCCGTACCTTCACCGCTGTTTGCGTGACTGCCCTAGCAACCGCAAAGGGGATCTGACGCCGCGCCAGGTTGTCCAACTTCTTGTACATCTGATCGGTGTCGGCCTTGATTGAGAAGCGAATAGACATTTGACCCCCTTCGATGGAAAAGCTCAACTCCGATGGAAAAGCTCACCCATATAGTACACGATCAGTGAATAGATTGCGAGGTGCTTGCGGATTCCTGTATCATCTGAACCACGCAGAGCATGGCAACCATGATCTGAGCGGCGTTGTATCCTTCGTCATGGCACTCATCCATAAAGTCAAACACGGCATCAATGATCTCGGCGTCAATCTCCAAGCCCTTCGACATAACAAAAAATTCACTTGACATAGCTCAACCTTCCCCTGCTGCGGCGACCTTACTGGCAAACAAAGCAAAAAAGAACCCCCGCTAAAAAGCAGGGGTCCAGGTGAACAAGAGCGCGTGTCTGGGAGGAGGTGCGCTCCGACCCACTTATCACATATTGGCCACAAAGTCTACTGACCTTCATCGCACTCAGCTCCCAAGGCCATATAGCCAGCGCCGTCACAACTGGAGTCTCTGTGCTTTCCATTGCGCAACCTGGCTATTTTAAGGAGCGCCATCATATGACAAACGTCAGCCGCGCTGACCGCGTATCCAAGATAAGCTGACCACATTGCGGCAATGCAGCCAAAGTTCTCATGCGCGTCCCCGTAGTCGGAAGCCCGCTGCCCGTTGATAAGCTGGGACGCCTCTTTCAGCACCTGTGTTCTCACATTGTCTGTCATTTTACTCTCCATCTGGTTCAAAGTTAATCTCGTCATCGTACATCCTGACCGCTGTGATCTTGGCTTTCGGGAACTCATTGACCACAGGGGCCACCAGATCGTCTGTAAGCGCGTTTAAGACGGCACAAACGTCTGACAGGTGGTACACAGCCCAATTTGGGTTTGCGCGTCTGACGGCGCTTATATCGCCGCTGGCGAGGAAGCAATATATCTTGCCACCCCACTCGCATATATGCCCGTCAACTTTTGGCGGCTCATGGCCATCCTGCCGAGCTTTCAGGTTCATCATCTTGAGTGCTTTAATCAAGTTGGTGGCCAGCTCTGCACATAACGTGTAATCGTCGGCAACCATCGCGGCGTCCAGATCACCACGCAGCTCGCGGTATCTCAGCGCGTAGGCTGGCGGTACGCAATTGACCAACGTATCACCCCAAACTTTGCTGGCCGCTGCTGACGCGAAGACAAACGGCTCAACCGCTGCTGCTACCTTGTAGTGGATCGGCTTGTCATGGTCAGTGTGCTTGCTTTCAAACGTGCCACGATTGCCCATCGCCTTGGCTGTCTTTTTAGCC